CTCAAACTCTTCTGTTCAATGTTGCTACCATCTCTGCAATCGTTGTGGGCATTGTACAGTTTGCTGTTCGTGCCTACAATGAGAACAACGGCAACGAAAAGGTTCGTAAGGTAATGCAAACTGTTCTGGTGTTCATCAACACGAACACTGAGCGCCTTATGGTACAACTTACTGAACCCATCACTGTGCCGGTTCAGCAACTGTCCACCAAACGTGCCAAGCGGTCCTGAGACCTGCTACATTACATTCGTTCCTGAGGGAAACACCCCATGACACTCATCGCTGACAAGTTCAACCTCTACACTTCTGTGAGTGAGCACGATTACAAAACTCAATCGTGTGCAACTTGGGTTGACCATTATAACTTCCTGGCGACACTTTCGTGGAACACTGATGCTGAGCGTCAACAGTTTGAGTATGAAATGACTGACTACCTCTGCTATGATGTCTGACATCTGAGATAATGGGAACGGCAGCGCCCTATAAAGACTGCCACCAAATCTTTGCTTTTTAAATCTAAATGATGAACTTCACTTCCTCCGCTATCGACAACATCGTGATTGGTGACAATGACAATGTAACTGTTACCTTCCGTGGTGGTCGGGATTACATCTATTCGTGCTCTGATGTTGCTGGTTTTCAGAATGATCTGAAAAATGTGGTTGAAGAGAATGAATCCGTGGGTAGTTTCGTGAACCGTGCCATTCGTGCTGAACTGCTGCAACCTGTGACGGTCTGACAAGTGGCACAAGGGGGATTGACCTCCCCCCACATCCCTGATACATTACATTCGTTCCTGAGGCATACACTGATGTTTGACGAACTCTGGTCTGAGATTCAAGATGCCCCTGGTGAAATCTTTGACCTGCCTGAACTTCGTGACCTGGATGAAGAAAATAAGTTCGATGTCAATGAGTATCTGAACGGAAACTACGACTACTGAATCTCATGTATCGTTCCCTTTCCGAACTTCGTAATTCAATCAACCAACTGATTGAACAGCAGGGTGAAGATGCACCGTGCGCTGCGTTCGTATTCACCAAAGAAGATGTGTTTTATTGTGATGAAGATTATAATGAGCATTATATGAATGATGCTGATAGTAATAATGTTCTGAGTATGGTTGGTTCCTGTGGTTATATCTACGAAAGAGTGGGTGATATTATTGAGGATGAAGTCCTCCGTGTTCGTAACAAAGTAACCACCTGACAAACTGGCACAAGGGGGGTTGTGGTGCCCCCCTGTTCGTGCCATACTACGTTCATCAGCAAAGGACACCGATGCCCGACAAAGAAATCTCTCCCGCAGCATCTGCTATCCTTGACGCACTGAATGAAGTGAGCTGGGATTGGTCTTCAATGGAACAATCTTGCCCCCGAACAATTGCTGCCGCTGTTCTTCGTGCTGCTGCAAAAGAGATGTATTTCAAAGAGGATGTAAAGATCCTGAATGAACTTGCAGATGAATTGTGACACCCTGAGAACTGTCACACACCCTCTTGTGCCGCCCGCGATTCCGTGCCATACTAACAGCATGAAAAACAAACACCTTGAGCACCCCGAAGACACCATCCTCACGGGTGACCTTTCCGTGTTGGACTGGTTCGTGACCCCTGGCACCCTGTCTGTTAAGATTGACGGAGCTCCAGCAATCGTATGGGGCACGAATCCTGCCACTGGTAATTTCTTCGTTGGTACTAAATCTGTCTTCAATAAGAAGAAGATTAAAATTAACGAATCTCACGAACAAATCGATCAAAATCACGAAGGAAATGTTGGACAAATTCTTCACCGTTGCTTTGATTTTCTGCCTCGCGCAGCTGGCATCTTCCAAGGTGATTTTGTCGGGTTTGGGGGTTGCACTGAATACTGCCCAAACACAATTGTCTACAAGTTCCCCGCAGTAGTTTCTCAGCAAATTATCATTGCACCTCACACCCGTTATGATGCTGAGAACGACCTTCGTGATGCTGTAGCGTATCCTGATAATTCGGTCTGGACTGATACCGAAACGGTAAAGTTCGTGAAACCTGATGCCTACATCCTCCACAATCAAGAGTCTTTCGCTGATGTTGAGGAAGTGTGCAAGTTCGCCCGTCAGATGGCAACTGCTGTACGGTTTGTGACTGATAGGAAAGCAGCAAACATTAAGAAACTTCTTAATGCTTTCATTCGTGCTGGTGAGCAGATTAGTGTTGAGAATGTGAACGACTTTGAGTGTGACCCTAACCTCATTCGTCTGTGGTTGCTGGTAAAGAGCATCAAAGATGATTGCCTCTATCTGTGCCGCAACAATGGTCCTGCAGCATACATCAACGACAATCGTATTGATGCTGAGGGTTATGTGATGACCAATGAGTTTGGTATGTACAAACTCATCAATCGTGAGGTCTTTGCTTATCATAATTTCAACCACGGTCGTTTCCAGTGTGCCGCTTGAGGAAGTGGCACACACCCCCTTGTGGGGCACCTGGATTCGTGCCATACTACGTTTGTTCCTGAGGGATTCACCCCATGCGTAAGATTGAGCGCCTGATGAACCAAGCGATCACCGAGCGTCGCAACTGGAAGCAGGCAAACACCGAGGTTATGTATCTTGACGGTGTGTCCTACGTTTACCTTCACGGCAATAAGATTGCTGAGGTTGGTGATGGTTTCATCAGCCTTTATGATGGCGGTTGGCAGAGCAACACTACCAAGTCCCGCCTGAATGCTATTCTTCAAGTCCACGGTTATCCTGGGGAGAATGTATTTCAAAAGGGTTGGAAGTGGTTCCTTCGTGCTAAGTGGGGAGAGCAGTTTTCCACCGTTGATTTCTTCTCTGGTATGCGCCTTGCATAACACTTAGGGGGGGCAATCGCCTCCCCTTTTTTTATAGTTTGTTTCCTATTATTTTAAAGCAGGATCAGTGACGACCTTTGGCATCATCAGGGCTACCCCGCCCCTCCTTCGCTTATGACCCTATTGTAGGGCTCCCAGCGCCCCCCAGAGGGCACCCTGTGCCAGTTCCTGAAGTGTCCCAGACCCCTTGCGTGGTGCCCGCTGCCGTGCCATACTACGTTTGTCGCTGAGGGATGCCCCTGATGACCACCAAACTTTCCACCCTTCAGGTCGCTGCCAAACTGAAGGTGACTGACTTCTCTGCCTTCCCCAAACCTGGCAGGAACAAAGGTGAGCGTGGGCAACTGTTGGAAATCGCCCTGGGCGTTGCTAACAGTTCCGACCTTAAAGATTTGACCGATGGTGAGATTAAATCTTTCACTCAAGGTGAATCTATCGCTGTCACTCAACTGAAGCATTGCCTCTCTGAGATTCTGGAGGATTCTGTAACCTTCGCTGAAAGTAAGGTGGCAGAGAAACTCAATCAAACCATTTATGTTGGTTTCACCCGCTCCAACGATTATCTGGGCAGCGTTACTATCAATTCGGAAAGTGACCCTGTTCACTATCAGCAACTGGCAGAGGATTATGAGTTCATTTGTGACACTATCCGCGCTAAGTTTGCTGCTGGTGAGCAACTGAAAACCATCACTGGTCCTAACAAACTGCTACAAATCCGCACCAAAGCATCTAAAACTCACGGTGCCTATGTGCCTCTGACCTTCGCAGGTGCAACCCTAAAAGATAAGGGTATGGCGTTCTACCTTTGTGGTAAGTTTGGAAAGGAGGTCCTGTGACACCTGAGGCACTGGCACACTAAACCCACAGGGGGCACCTCCTGCCCCCTACAATACTCTCATCAGCAACGGACCAATGCAGTTCCAAGATGATGAACTCGCTCTGCTTTATCGTGCCCTGGATGATAATCTAGGAGCAGCATTTTCATCCCGACTTTCTAGGAAAGCAAACAACGATTGGGATGAGTTTGATGAAGAACTGTACTGGGAATCATTCAAAAAGCACAAAGCTTTGTGGGAAAAGTTGCACGAACTGGTGAAGAAATGACTGTTATTCTTTTGGGAACAATTAGCGGACTGATACTATCAGCAATCATTGCCAAACTTGACGGACTGGATGACCTCAAAGACCCCGAAGACCCTGACAATGACTGGAACTAAAATGGTCACTCTCACTATCAGCGAAGAAACCTACGCC